TGAATGGCTGCGTTGCGTTCGATGACGCCGGAACTGTCGTCGACCGCCTGCCGGTAGGTGTCGAACTGCTCGGTCGAGATACCCAGGGTGTCGAGCATGACGTTCATGTCGCCGTCCGCGTCGGTGACCGCCGACCGGAACTCGGAGCGGGCGGTGCGGCCGGTCATGCCGAATTCCGACTCGAGGATGCCGAGGATCGCGGCGGCGTCGTTCACGTCGGCGCCAAGGGTGTTCAGCTCGGGCCCGGTGCGCTCAAGGAACTTCAGGAAGTCGCCGACGCTGCCGGTGGTCTCCTGAGCGATGAAACCGAACGCGCCGAGGGCCTCCGACTCCTCGCCGGCCGCGACGCCGACCGCTCGGAGGCCGACGCCGGCGGCGCCCAGCTCGGGCCCGGCCTCGCCGGTGGCGTCGCCGACCATGTCCCAGAAGGTCGCGAATTCGCCGAGCGCCTCGGCCGAGTCGAGGCCTTGCTTTCGGCCGGTCTCCATGAGGTCGAGCGCTTCCTCGAGGGGAAACGTCACGTTGCTGATGTCGAGGGCGAGGTCGCGGACGGCGTCGGAGTGCAGACCGGTCGCCGCGGCGATCCGGTTCGTCGTCTCCTCGAGCGGGGCCTGCTTGCGGGCGAAGGCCTCGAGGCCGGCGCCGGCGGCGACGCCGCTCGCGGTGATCCGACCGAAGTTGCTTTCAAGGGTGCCGGCCACGCTCTCGACGCCAGACTCGAGGTCGTCGCCGTCGATGCCCAGCTTCACGACCAGATCAGCGATCGTCGCCACGGTTGACCTCCTCTCCACCCATCTTCTTGACCAGCGTCCGCAGCACGTCGAGCTGCTCGCGGCTGGACTGCTTCTGCTTCGACCAGACCGGCAGGAAGTCGCGGATCTTGTGCCGCTTACCCTTCTTGCCGCTCATGGCGTTTGCGATCGTGGCTGCGACCAGGGCGGCGAGCTGGTCGTCGCGCTCCTGGCCGACGGGGCCGTAGAGACGTTCGTAGACCTGCCACTCCGCTAGCTCGCTCGACGTCATGCGGTGCAGCATCTCGCCGACCGTCATACCGCCGAGCGCCGCGGCTAGACGGAAGTAGAACCGTCGCTCTGGTCGTCGCCGAAACCCTCAGTCAGCGCCTCCATGTCGTCGTTGTCGATGGCCGAGATCCCGAAGATCGCCTCCCGTAGCCGGAACGCTGCCCGCGGGTTGCGGGCGAGCATCGTCTTGGCGTCGGACTCCTTGAGGATCGGCCGCTTGTCCTCGCCGACGATGCACGACGCGAGGATCTGGGCGGTCGCCCTCTCGAGGGGCTTGCTGTCGCCGGCCGAGCGCACGGACGCGAACGCGGCCTCGACGCGGTTCCGCATCGCGCCGGACATCTCGCGGATACGGACCTTCCGGTCGCCCAGCTCGGGCACGGTGACGTCGCGTGTGGCGACCTCTGATTGTGCCGTGGCGGCGAGGATCGCCTCGCGGTCGAGGATCGCCTCGCCGTTGTTCTGGGGGTCGCTCACGGGATGGCCAGCACGGGCGGGCCGGCGACCTTGATGCTGATCTCGCCTTCGAGCTGGCCGTCGTGCGGCGCCGCGCCGGAGAGGCCGTTGATGTACCCGGGGAACGTGATCGTTGCGTCGTCGGCGTCCGCGGGCAGCGTGATCCGGATGTCGTGGGTGACCTTGATGGCGTCGATGATCGCCCCGTGTAGCGCCGGGTCGAAGTTGAGGTCGGCCGAGAGGGCGCCGCCGTCCTTGAGGCCGCCGATGAACTCGCGCCACTGGCCGGGTGAGTCGTGGGTGGTGACGTCGTAGTCGTCGACGTTGATGTCGAGGATGTCGATGTTCGTCAGCTCGCCGACGGTGAGGCCGGTGACGAACGCGTCGTCGTTCACGTCGACCTCGAGGATGGTGCCGAATGCGTCGATGCCGGCCATGGGCTACTCCTTGCTCTCGCCGGCCGTGGCCGGGCTGCTCTTGGGCTTGTCGTCGGCCTTGGCGGCCTTCGCCTCGTCGACGCGCTTCCATCGCTTCGACGCTTCGAGGTACGGGTCGGGCTCGGCGCGCGTGGCGGTCGCGGGATCGCCCTTGACGCGCTTGTAGGTGGGCATGGGCTACTCGTCCTCCTGTGAGGTCCTGATCCGGAACCGGTCGGTGCGATGGCGGACCTCGCGGTCCGGGTCGTCGAGGGACTGGCTGAACTCCCAGACGATCATCGTGACCCGGTGGCCGTCGACCAGCGGGTCGAGGTCGTCCTGCCGGCGGGTGAGTAGCGCGACGAGGCGGGCGCCGATCGTGTCGCCGGGGATGCTCGAGCGCGACGTCGTCCACGTGTCGAGCTGCACGATGTTCTGCCGGCCGTGGCGGCCGTGCACGTCGTCGGGGACCGTTTGCACGCGGGTGCCGACGACGACGTAGTCGCCCTTGACGTGCTCTGGCGGGCCGTTGAACACGCCTACGAACCCGTCGAGACCCGTCAGCTCGGCGTCGCCGGAGAGGAGGGCGTAGAGGCCGCGTAGCAGCGGCAGCGACGGGTCCTGGGCGACAGGCGGCGTCACTCGACTGCTCCACGGATGGCGTCGGCCACGCGGTCAGGGAACCGGCCCTCGGCGGCGACGGACGCTGGCTGCGCGAAAGGCTGCGCCGGCGTCCGCGAGGTGCCTTCCTCGACGTACTCGGCGTGACGGGCGGTCGCCTGTGCGGAACCCTCGAGGCCGTCGTGCTCCGCTTCGATGGAGTCGTGTAGCTCGCCGGTGTCGTAGGGGGCGCCGGCGCGCATGTCGTCGGCCACGGCCTCGGCCTCCTCGCCGACCGCGCCCTCGGCGGCCTCACGGGCGGCGCTGCCGGCCTCGGCGATCGCGCGGACGGCGTCGTCGATGCCTTCGATGTCCATCGTCAGGCGGGCGCGGCGGGCCATCAGCCGGCGCCTTCGGGCTGGAAGGCCTCGCACTCGGCCCGCAGGTAGCTGCGACGCGAATCCTGCACGACAGACAGCACGCGGAGCCGGTGGCCGTCGCCGGCGTCGAGCTGGTCGCCGCGGCGAACGTCGGCCGACCGGTGCAGGTGCACGACGTGGGTGAGGTCGGCCGTCCACTGGTCGGCCATCCTGCGCTCATTCACGGAGGGCTGCCCGATCTTGACCCGCACGGCGCCGGCCGCCTCGAGGGTGACGGTCTGGCCTCCGACGTCGTCGGTGACGGTCGCCGGCCGGTAGACCGTCGCCGACCGGTTGAGCAGGTGGCCGATCATGGGAAGAACCCGTCGAAGTCGCCGGCGGCGCCAGCGATCGACTCCTCGGACCGCTGCGTCGGCAGGTCGCCGGTCGCGACCAGGCTGCCGGTGCTCGGCTTCCCCGCGGCCCGGCGGACGCGCTTCGCCTCGCGCTTGGTGAGGTACAGCGTGGCGGCCGCCGCGCTGCCGGTCGACCGGCTGTAGTCGCCGAGGGTCTCTTGCGCGTAGCCGGACGGGTTGTCGAGCCCGCGGCGAATCATGTTCACGAGGATCGCGACGACGGCCGGCGGCGTGTCGGCCGCCTCGACGTCGTCGAGCATCGGTTCCGCCTCGACGCGCACTAGCGCGGTGGCGTCCTCGATCAGCGCCTCGGCCTGCCCTGAGTCGAGGTCCTCGAACCCAGGGCGGGCGAGTAGCTGATCGATCGTGATCAGACCGGCCACAGCGGGTCAGCCGTCGTCGTGTGCGGCCTGGTACTGCTCGACGACCTCGTCGGGCACCCTGCCGCGGTCGGGGAGGTCGATGCCCTCGGCCTCCGCCCAGGCGCGCACGTCCGCGGCCTTGGGCCGCTTCGGCGACGGCGACTGGTCGGCCTGGCCGGGCTCGACGCGCTCCCAACGCTTCGACCGGTCGAGCTTGGTCAGGTTGTCGGACCACTGCCGGTCTCGCTTCGGCCGGTGGGTGCGGGTCGTGGGCTCGTGCGGCACGTCGACGACTCGGCCGGTGCGGGTGTTGCGGTAGGTGGGCATCGTGCTCCTCGGTGGTGGTGGGCTGGCAGGTGCCGGCGCCGGGCTCCCTAGGGTCTCCCCCTGCGCGGTGCGCGATGTTCCCTGGGGGCCCGGCGTCGACGAACTGAGGTCAGGGGGCGTCTTGCACCTTGAACACGCGGTCGGCGTCGACCAGAGCGGCGCCGGCGAACGTCGACACGACGCTCTGATCCGACAGCACGTTCGGGTTGTACTGGAACACCTGCCGCATGCCGATGTTCGCGTCGCGGATGGCCGCCGAGCTGGACGCGCCACGGGGCGCCACGGGGGGCCGGTTCGCGAACGCGAAACCGGACCGGTGGTAGAACGTGATTGCCGCGTCGCTGCCGCCGCCGGTGAGGCCGTTCGACTCCACGAACGTGAACCCGTACTTGCGGCCGATGATCGCCTCGCTGATGGCGGTGCCACCGTCGCCGGACTGGTCGGCCCGGACGAAATTCTCGATGCCGAGCACGAGCGTCGCCGCGGCGGGGCTGACCGCAGCGAACCGGGCGCCGAAGGGCACGTCGTTCTGCGACAGGGTCTCGCGGGCCTCGAGGATGTAGGCCTCGACGTTGGCGTCGGACAGGTCGACGGCGTCGGCGGCGAGGTCGTTGATCGCGCCGGCAAGCTCGTCCTCTGCGCCGGTGGCGACCGCGGCGACCTGAGGCTCGGTGACCTGCATGCCGAAGTCGGCCAGCTCGAGGGACAGCTCCTCGTCGGAGACGTTCACGCCGTCGAAGAGGTGCACGAGGCTGACCTCGACCGGCGTCTCGGAGATCGACGAGAAATCGCCGGACACGTCGGCGCCGGGCGCCGCTTGGATGTTGGCCGAGCGCGGGGTGCGGACTCGGACGGTGACGGTGTCGCCGTTGTCGCCGGCGAACTCGTCGCCGGAGACCATGCTGACGGTCGCGGGCAGCACGAGGTTGCGGCGGAGCAGCGGCACGAGCAGCCGCGAAACGCGGCCAGCGGTGACCAGGGCCATTGTTGGGATTCCTCCTCGGGTTCAGCCGCCGGCCGGTAGGTGCCGGCGACTCTCAGATCCCGCCGCGGGACTTCTTCCAGATCTCCTCGGCGAGCTTCTCTCCATCGACGTCCGTGTCGGACTCGGACGATGACCCGGAACGGAGCTTCTCCTTCGGCCTCGACTTCGACCGGCCGCCGGCGTCGCCGCCGTCACCCTTGTCGTCGTCCTTGCCGTCGTCGTCGCTGCCGTCCTTGTCGTCGTCGCCGGCGCCGTCCTTCCCGGACTCGCCTCGCGTCTTGCCGTTCTTGCCGGAGAGGCCGAGGTCCTCGACGAGATCGTCGGCGTCCTCTTCCAGCTCCTCGCGGGTCGTCCCGACCAGCCGCTTCGCCTGCCGGGCCGTCAGTCCCTTCTCTGCGGCGATCTCCGCCCGCAGGGACCGCAGCTCGGCCTGCTCTGCACGTTGCTCGGCGGCCGCGAGGCGCTCCTCGAGCCGCTTGCTCTTGTCGCCGTCGTCGTCGGCCTTCGACCGGTCGAGGGCTTGGCGGGCCTCTCGGGCCTGCCGCTCGGCGTCACGCCGGGCTCGCCTCTCGCGCTTCAGCGCTCGCTTGAGTGCGTCATCGTCGGGTTGGCCGTCGTCGTCGTCGTGGTCGTCCGTCGCGGACGTGTCGTCATCGGTGGCCATCCCGGCCGCTCCTCACATGATGCCGTCGGCCCATCGCGGGCCGGTGGATACGCGACCGATTCTTACCGCTCGCACGACCGGTTGAGTGCATCAACGGCCGAGGCCGGTATGCCAGCCGGTATAAATTCGGGCTGCGGGGCGGCTGACGCGGAGGCATCCGTGTCGCGGCCTGGCCGCCGCTCGTGCCGGCCCGGGGGGTAGCGACCTCGGGCGGTCGCCCCGCCCTCAGAACTCGTCGACGCCGATCGTCGGGTCGACAGCCGGAAGATCCCGGCCCTGCGCGACCGCCTCGGCGCGCTCCTCGAGCCCTCGGCGGAAGGCCTCACGGGCGCCGCTCTCATCGAAGTCGGCGCCGCCGGTGATCTCATCCCAGGCCTCGCGGTGCCGCACAGACTCCGCCGGCCACTGCGACCGGTCCTTGAACGCGCCCTCGTCGTAGACGGGCTCGACGCTGCAGCCGTCGTGGTCGTGGAAAGCGTGGATCTCACGGGACTTCGTCGGGCCCTCGGCCGCCAGGCTGGCGCAGAACGCGCACGGGTCCGCGCTCGTGACCCGCATCCATCCGACGGCGTGCCGGTCCGCCCGGACGGTCTCTTCGACGACCTGCCGGCCGCCGTCGAGCACGAGAGACGACGCCGACCCGGCGGCGCGCACGAACCCGCGGCGCGCCGCGGCGTCGAGGCTGAACCCGGCCTGCCGGGCCGTGATGATCCCGCGGAGCGCCGAACCGCGCAGCGCGCCAGCGATGACATGCCGCCGCGGCGGGTCGCCGGCGAGGATCGCCAGGGCGCCGCGGACGCGTTCGGCCTGCCGGAGCTGGTCGACGTACCGGCCAGCGAGGGCGGCCGACCGGCGGTTGCCGTCCCGCACGAGCACAGACGACGCGTCGGCGAAAGGCCGGATCGTGTGGGACAGGTCGGCCGGGTCGACCGTCTGCCAGAGCTGCTGCACGTCGCGCAGCACGCCGGACCGGATGGCGAGCTGCGCCGACCGATGTTGCTGCGTCAGGGCGCGCCCCTCGGCCGTCGCGGCCACGGTCAGGCCGCGGCGCCGGCGCCGTTCGACTGGCTGTCGAGGATGCGGGTCAGCTCGGCGATCGGGTCGCCCATAGCATCGGCGGCCGCCGTCCACGCCTCGACCTCGTGCTGAGCGATCCCGGGGATGCGCTTCCATAGCTCGCGGGGCGGCACGCCGAGCTGCTGCACGAGCGCGCCGAACGCGACCGCGGCCTCGGCCAGCGACCGCACCCGCGTGTCGCGCCAGATCACGGTCGCCGTCGGGTCGACGTCCTGGCCGGACATCTCGCCGGCCAGGTTGAGGGTCTGCTCGTGCGCCTCACCCATCACGAGCCGGTTCTCATCGACCGCGGCCTGATGGGAAGCGCGGGCCGCCTCGAGCGCCTCGGCCGACAGGTTGATCAGCTCGCCGACCAGCTCGTGCGCCGGGGTCTGGCTGACCGTGGCCAGGTGCCGGATCGTGGACTCGCGGCTCTCGATGTAGCCGCGCAACTCGGTCTGAGCGAACTCGCCGACCTTGATGTCGTCGGGACCGTCCTCGAACGTCAGCACCCGCGACGCACCAGTCTTGAGCGCCGCCTCCTCGGACTTGGCCAGCCATCCCAGGATGTACCGCTGCCGGAAAGCGCCGTAATGCTGGGCGACCTGCAGACCAAACGTCGTGATGTTGATCTGATCTTGGAGAGGGAAGAGCGGCTGCACGATGCCACGGACGGGGTCGTCGAGGTCGTCGGTGTCGCGGTACCGCACGACCGGGCACACAGGCGCGCCGTCATAGGTCGCCTCATGCGGCCGGATGCCGTCGACCTGCAGCTCGAACCCGCCAGACCCGGACTTCGTCAGCTCGTAGACGGCCTCGTCGTCGATCAGCCGCCAGCGGTCCCCGCGCCGCTTCCACAACGCCGCGCGGGGCCAGTCGTCGTCGTCGCCGTACGCGACGGTGACCTGCCGCGGGCCGGCGCCGCGGATCACGGGCACAGGATCGCCGGGCAACACGATCGCGTAGCTCGCCCCGTAGGACAGGCCCGCCCGGTGCACGCCGATCTGACGGGCATCGAACCGGTTCCGCTGCCAGACCTGCCACTGCTCGAGGTTGTCGGGCGACGCCGGCGTCTGAAACCCGTCCACATACAGGCCCTGCACCCGCGCCGACACGACGTACTTGACCATGTTCACCCGCGACATGCGGGCGAGCCGAACGACGTCCGGCGGCGCGCCGGTGGGCAGGCCGCCGAGGCGGCGCTCATCCGGGTCGTCGCGCAGGTACTCGTAGACGGTCTGCAGCCGGTGTTCCTCGCCCTGCCGGATCTCGTGCACGTCCTTCGCCAGCTCGAGGGCTTCGGCTTCGGTGCGCGGCATGGCGCGACCGTACTGGCCGACCGGTCGTCGAGCGGTGATCGACCTGCCGACTCACATGTCGGCGTACCGCGTCATCACTCAGGCGCCGCCGGGATCGTCATGCCGAGGTGTCTGACCTCGCGCCGCACGGTGATCGTCAGCACGGTCTCGGTCGCAGGGTGGTCGATGCGGTCCTCGCTCGTGGTGCGCCACTCAAGCTCGATCTCGGCGGCCTTGCCGTCCGCGATTGCCTCAAGCGCGGCGTACATCGCTGCCATCGGGTCGATCATCGGCCGCCCTCCGGTTCACCTATACGGATCATGCTGCCATCACGCGGCCGGTCTTGCGGCGACGCTTCGGTTTCTTGTCCACGCCGTGCGCCGCCAACGTGATCGCGACGAGCGGCGAGATGTTCACAGTCGCGTCGCGCCGATGCCACGCCCACGCGTCAGCCAGGGTCCGTTTACGGGCGCCGTCGACCGCCGTGTTCAACTCGGGTTGACCGAGGTGCCGGATGTCGCGGTCGGCCGGGTCGTCGGCCATCACGCCGTCGTAGACCGCCCCGCACGCCTGCGCCATCTCACGCTGCCCGATCAGCACGGGCTCAATGCCAGCCTTCACCAGCGCGGGGATCAGCGACCCCGCCGGCGCCGCCGGGTCGAGCAGCCAGCCGAGAGGCTTGTGCCGCTTCTCGAGCTGCGAGACCCGCTTCGCCACCCACGCGGTGCCGGCACATCGGCCGCCGTGCTCATCGTGGAACGCGCAGCACGGCACCAGCTCGACGTGCTTCCTGCCGTCCGGCCGCCGGCCCGCGACCGCGATCCACGCCGACGACCGGTCCGGTGGCATGTCGAGGCCGAACGCCGGCGGGTCGCCGGGCCGCGACCGGAGGTCCTCGAGCGATGCCCAGACGTCAGCGTCGAGCACAGACCGGAGGCCGGTGTCCGACCAGATACCGAGACGCTCGCGGGCGAAGTCCTCCTCGGTGAGCGCCTCGCGCTCCTGCTCGACCGCCTCCCAGGTGATCCGGTGAGGCATCCCAGGATTCGCCCTCTGCCAGCCCGCGCGGTCGTCGAGATCCACGGCCGACTCCTCGCCGGGTGCCACGGCCGACCAGCCGAGGTAGCAGAGCCGCCGGGCGCCGGCGATCGCACGATCCCGCACGCGTCGAAGGTGATCGCTGGTCTCGAGGCCGGCCATCGATGCATACCAGAGCTGCGGATCAGGCCGCGCCGACAGGGTTGGCATGAGCGCCGCCATCTGCTCGGGGTTGAGCTTGTAGGCCTCGTCGAGGATCACGCAGTCGCCGGAGAAACCGCGGCCGGAACCTGACGTGCGAGCGAGGAAGATCGCCCGGCTGCCGTCGCGTAGCTCTATCTCGAGCTGCGGGAACGTGCGAATGGCCGCGACGTCGGCCGCGAGCGCCGAATCTTCGATCAGGTGCCGCAGGTCGAGGAAGGCCTCGCGGGCGGTCTTGTACTCGTGCGCCGTCCACGTGACCAGCCGTTCGCCGGTCCCCCACAGACCCCACAGGCAGCGAACCTGCAGGATGACGGTCTTGCCGTTCTGCCGCGGGACCTCGAGGCCGACCTCACCAGCCGCCCAACGGCGACCGCCCACGCGTCCCAACGCGCCCCGCAGGGCATCGCGCTGCCAGTCATCGGGCACCAGGCCGACAGACTCGGCCAGCTCGATAGCGTCATCGCCGTCGCTGCGACTTTGCCGCGGGACGAGCGCTATCTGCGGCCTCGCGTCTCGCGCGACGTTCGCGTAGCTCATCAGCCTTCGATACCTCCTTCCCAGCTCCCAGAGCCGCCAGCTCGGCCATCACGGCCTCGAGACGGCGGGACAGAGCCGCCAGGTCCCGCGGATCAGGCCCGGCGTCGATCGCCCGCACCAGCACGCCGCGCAGCGCCACCAGACCGCGGACACGGTCGCCAGACTCGACCTCCGTCACCAGAGACTTCCGGCGCGCCGTCATCCCGCCTCCGCGAGTAGGGCGAGCTGGCCTCTGTTGCTCCGCTCACGGTTGCACACTGCGTGCGTCGCTCTCAGATTCTCGACGATGGTCGGCCCTCCTATGTCGACGTGCACGATGTGGTCGATCTGCAGCGCACGGTCCGGGTCCCGCGGGTCGCGGGCGATGCGCCGCCGGCAGAGCTGGCATGTCCACCGGTCGCGCTCGACGACAGCACGGCGCATCGCCGGCGAGATCGTCGCCGTGCCGCGGCGACGCGCCCGGCACTCGGCGGTGCAGTACCGCGGCTGATGAGGTCCGCCGTCGCTCGCCCACCGGGACACGAACGGCACGCCGCACCCCGCGCAATCCCTGCCGACGAACGACCACGTCCGCTCGACGGCGCGCTCTGCAGCTCGGCGACGACGACGTGCGTTCTCGCGCTCTCGCTCGCGTCGGCGACGCTCGTCGTCGGGGAGTCGCCGCTTCTGATTCCGGCGCCGCGCTGTGCATGCTCGGCAGACTCCCTTATCAGGCCGGTCGGCACGCATGGATCGGCTCGCGCCGCACTCTGGGCATGGGCGCTCTATCGACGGAGGCCGCTCCTGACCCGGCGGCTTGCACTCGAGGCAGAACCGCCGAGGCACACCGCGGCCTCTGCTCACGAACCGCTGCCCACAGACGACGCATGTCGCCTCAGTCGGGGTCGAGCGCCGAGGCCGACGCGCCCGACGACACTCGCGGCACGTCGGCTGAGGCAGTGACCCGCGGCCACGCCACAGAAGTCGCCCGCAGCCGCCCGCGCACGGCGTGTCAGCACGCCGCGGCACGGACCGGCCTCCGAAATCGCGGCCACATATGGCCGGCAGCA